GGCTTGTGCGGCAGGCTGAAATGCCCCTTGGAAGAAAGGGTTTCCACCTAGATATTGACCCTGAATAGTGGACAGAGCCTGCTGTTGAGCGCCTGGAAGTAGTGGTGATCCGTAGATCGCCCGATTTTGGAGCGCGGTCAAGCCCTGCTGAGTCTGTGCGGAAGGCCCGACAAAGGTCTGCCCAGGGTAATACTGAGGAGTTTCAGTCCGATAGAGCCGCTGGGCTTCGCTCAGACCATACTGGACATACGGACGGACTGCGGGATCGAGTTCGTTCGTTGTCGTTTGAGTTCGAGTAGAACCACCCATTTAGACCTCCAGCGCCCACGAGCGGGGCTTAAAACCGAGTTGCTTTGCCTTGCGCGTCCAACCCGGTCGCCAAGATTCAAAAGTGAGGCGTTTTGCATCACCGTGTTGAGCAATGTTCATAAGATGCTGCCAGCCTGCGTCGAAGTACCCGACTTCGGAAAGGTACGCGCACCAAACATGGAGTGCGTCGTTTCGGGGCTGGAGAACCATGAACCCGATTGGCCTTGCATCCACCAGGCCGACCCAGAGCATAGATTTCCCGTTAAAACAGTCTGTATACACATCCTCGGGAATCCATCCTTCCGGGGTCTTGTGGAGAATCATCTCCAGTCCTGGTCTGACGAATCGCCACCATTGTCGCAGATCGTTGGGGGAAATCAATCGGACTTCCATCATCCCACCAAAATGTAAGCAAAGGTCTTATCGGCTGTGGAATTAGCGTAATGGCTGATAGTTGCCGATCCCTGAGTCTGCGATGAAACGTACACATTTGCAATGCTCGCCATTGATATGCAGTTTGCCGTCACAATTGCGCTAGGAGTGGCCGGACGGGTGGGGCTTGTCTGAGTTGGGAGCTGTTCAAGCGTCACCAATGTCGAGGTTGTCGCCCACATGATCTCCATGTAGTCATTCGCCGCCAGCTCAATAAAGTAGTTCAGAGCCGCGATCAGATGACCATCAATGCTGCCATGCTTATTGGGGATTGAGTACCGACTGTTACTTCCTGCCACATCGGTTCCGTTCTTCCTGAACCAAATGTCAACGTCCTGAATCTGTGAGTCGGCATTTGCGAACTGGAGCGAGAACTGGATGTTGTACGTCCCAGGGTTCTTGAAGTTGACTCGAGAACTGTTGGATACCGTAATCCCGTTTGAGTAATCAGTCGTGTTCAGGGTGACCGCATACGCCGCTGTGGTCGAGGCCGCAGTCTGATCTGTGGAGTCCTGAAACGCTCCAAATGGGAGTTGATCGGCATAAGCCGCAGCCGAGAACGGAAGCAGAATGATCTTCGTGTCCGTGCTGATCCGTTCGTCATAGAGAGTCGTGGTCAATGCCCCACCCGTGGCGAGAGTGACAGTCCCCGTATTGTTGGACTTGCCATTCATCAGCCCATTGACTACCTCGGAAATGCCTCGAGGATCAGCGCCAAACGGGGGGAGAACACGAAACATCATCGACGGCCCCTCCCGACAATGTTCACATCAACCCCGGCCATCGTTGTCCAGTTGCCAGTAGGAACAACCTTAACGCGATGGTACTTGCCGGAGCTTCTCAGAGAGACTCGGTTCTCATCACTCGCGGCAACTGCTGTCGAGTAGATGATGTCGTCGTCCAGCATCTCACGAGAGGCAACCGCCACGGTCGCAGACCCGTTATCAATCTGGGGCCGTGCCAAGGTGATGATGCTTGCGATGGAGGAAAGATCGCCAGTCTCAATGAAAGCAGACATAGGCTGGCCCTCAAAGGTGACGATCTTGGCATCTCTAACCCCGGCAAAAACCAACCTTCCACCGAGCCATTGACGAGCATCCAAAGACACGCCAAGCGCATCAATCGAGGCCGAGAACAGGTCAAGACCCTCAAGGGTCACAGCGGAAGTTGCTGCCGAAGAAATGTAAGAGGCCGCAGTCGCTCCGTAAGACCAGCGGTTGAGCTGCCAGTTGTAAACCAGGAGCGAATAGCCTGCGTTGGTGTTCTGATAGCACCAGATCACCACCTTCTTGACAGGATCAATCGCGGCGCTGAACTTCGTGTAAGAGGGAGAGAGATCGTTCCAGAACCACCGATCTACCTTCTCAGCCCCGATTGGCGAGACTCTCTGGCCATCGCACATATAGAACCCGTCATCCGACAGGAAGAAGGTCATATTCCCGTACTGGGTCACAGAGCCAGGCTCATAGCACCCGATCTCTCTGGAGATGGTGTCGAATTGGAAGTAAAGCGGGGAGCCGATATAGGTCATCCGCACTACAGACTTCTCCAACAGGACAAGCCCGAACTCTCCACCAGTTATCCCCTGGATATCCCCGCCATCAGGAATGTCCTGGAAGTCAGACTGAGAGGTCGGCCCGGAAGTCCAATCGGTTTCATCGTTGATGTCAGACCATTGGACTCGATTCGGATTGGACGAGATGTTTGCCGCGACCACGAAGTCACGGACAACAGTCAGATACTTACAGACCGGAGCGGCGGCGGCAACATCAGCGAATGCGGTACTGCTGTTGAGGGTGAAAGACTGAATCTTTTGCGAGTTGTTCGCGGCAAGAACCACATCACCGAACTGGGTAAAGCTCCAATTCCCGCCCGTGTACCCACCAACCTTGGAAACATCATCCAGGTTGCGGTTGGTCGAGTTGTACTTGAAGAGCTTGGTCGCACCTCCGGCGAACATCGTGGAAGTGCTGCTGATCTTCCCAGAGAAGACGCGAGTCAGGTTCTCAGAGGCCGAGTTTGAGTAGTCCGTCAGGCTCGGGATAGGGCCATATCCAATCTGCTGAGGATAGACGTTGTATGCGGCTTGAAGCGCACCAGCGATGCCTGGTTGATCTGGCAACCACTCTCCGAATGTAATCTTAGTTTCAGGCATTTCACACCCTCACCCATGTTCCACCAGCAGCGGCAACTGGAGTCCAGTTCGTTTCGGTGTCTGTAACATCAGTCCATGTGTCGGAATTGCTTGCGACGACATCCCATGTTGTCTCGGTATCGGTCACAGGAGTCCATGAACTCTCATCAACCTGAACATTGCTCCACTCGTCGCCTTGCTTGTTTGCAAGACATCCAACCGAGGCCAGAGCGTTGACAGAGGCAAACGCCGAGAAGGTCGCATTCGCTATGCAAGTGACCGTGGCCTCTGCCGTGACGCTGGCTTGACCGCTCGCAACCAATCCACCGAGACAGGTCACCACCGAGGTAGTGATGATGTCTCCAGAGCCAAACTGAACCCGGATTGCACTACAAACAACCGAGGCCGATCCCTCAAAAGAACCAGCGCCGAATTGAACCCTGATGCCTTGAGCCGTTACCGCTGCATCAGCAGTAATCGACCCTGCTCCGAACTGAACCCGTGTTGCGTCTGCTGCAACACTAGCAGAAGCAGCGATGGAGGCATCCCCATCCCACCGAGTAACGCTTGTGATGTATAGAGGCGAATCAAGCGTTAGAGTCAGGTCATCCAGACTCGCCTTGAGGTTATCAAGGGAGTCAATCGACCACGGTGGGTAGAGATCGGCCATTACGAAATCGTAACCGTCAGCGAGCCAATGGCGATGCGGAACACATCACCCGTAGCGATGGTCTTGGAGGCATCCAAAGGCGTGTGATACAGCAGATTTCCACCAGAGGATGCATCCCGAAGGCCGATATAGGCGACCGTGCCCCACGAACCCGTAGCCTGCGGGAACTCCACCGCCGCCGAGTTTGACGTTGCACCATCGGACGGAGCGGAGAAGGTCACGCTCTGACGAGCATATCCGTTGCCACTCACCTCAGTACCCGTATCCGCATCGGTAGGGTCTGTGGTGTACAGCGCCACATAAACCGTGGTCGGGCTTGTATACGCCGTGTTCCGCAGAGTTGCGTTGATTAGCGCATTCTCAAGATAGTTTGAGATTTCAGACATATTTATCTCCGTGCGAGAGTCATCGTCAGGGGAACACCTGCGTATTCTCCCCGATCATCGGATGCGTTGATAGTGTCAATTGCCCTTTGATACAGCGCGGCCCAGGTGTTCAGACGCTCATCATTCATGATGTAAGGCTCTGCCTCTCCCAAAGAAGCGTAGAGCAGCGCATCGGCGCAGTTCGCCAGGAACACATTTGAGGTGTTGGAGTCACTCAGATAGGCCGGAGCTGCGTAGTACAGCATCCGCACGTTGTAAGCAGAGTCCGGGATCGGCGCGAACTGGAAATCACTCGCCAACAAGGTATATCGCTTCGGAACGCCCGTGTTTGTTGCGTCGGCATTGCGATAGAAGATATTGGGAGAGAGGTACTCCAAAGCAAAGTTAGGAGTGGTGTTCAGATGAATGTCTCGCATCTCCAGGAAGTCGCTCGGAAGCGATAGCGTGGAGTCGTTAGCGGTCATCGCTGCATTGACCAGCTTGAGCATCTGACGAATCCGCAAGTCCCGGCGAAGGCGGTTTTCTGCGAATGTGATGAAGTCAGGAATCTTGCTGGTCAGATCAGACCGAGCCAGATAGTCTGCAACTGCGGTCTTGAGATCGGAATATGTGGAGATCGCCATTAGACCCTCCCTGGACGGGTGCGGAATGCGCGGTTATCAGGATGATTGAGCCACTCTTTGAAACGAGCCTGGTCAACCACATGGAATCCCCGCATGATGCCCTTTTTGTTGAGATCGTCAATCACCACCAAAGGAACCGAGGCGATCTTGTTCCCAAACAGTTGGTCACTCCATCGAGCGCGTTCATCGTATGAGTTGAATTGAGCCTTATTGGACTCAATGATCCCACCCACATCCTGCGAACTCTCAATCACGATCCCGCCATCATCAGCGGCGTGAGCCTTGCGCTGGACTACCTTGGTGTTCTTTGCGATTTCGTTGATGTTCATGTGAAAAAGGGGGCTGAGTTGCCCCGGCCCCCTTAGTTGTCACCGATAAATCGGCTTAGCTGAGGTCTGCCGCGATGCCGTGAGCAGCTTCGTTGCGAACCTCGAGGGTGTATTCCACCAGCAGCTGCGTGCGATCCGAGTCACCGTTCTTCGCCAGTTCGATGGTCTGGAAGGGACGCAGATAGGACACAGCGGCGTACTCGGGATCAAGCACGAAGGCCACTTCGTTAGCAGCGTTGCCCGACAGCATGAAGCGGTTGGGAACCACGCTCACCGAGCCGAAGTCCGACAGATAGATGTCGGCAGCGCCAATGATGGTCGTCGGAGCATCCGAAGGAGCCATGTAACGCTGGGCAGCGATACCCGCAAAAGCGGAAACCGTCTGCTTGTGCGCCGGGGTCACCATCAGAATCTTCGGGCTACCACCAGCCTCGAACACCTCGCGGATAACCGTCTTCAGGATGTCTTCCGTGAAGGTGCGGTTCGTGCCGTTGGTACGAGCGGTCGTGCCGGAAGAACCAGCAGAGCCACCCGAACCGAAGTCGCCGTTCGTCGACAGCCAGGTCTGGAGGCCACCCAACACACGGGCGGTAGAACCAGCCGTGCCGTTGCTCTGAACGGTGTTGTTCAGGAAGGTGAACTCCATGTCGCGCTTGATCTCAGACGAAGCCTTCGACAGCTGATAAGCCAGTTCCGACTTGCGGCCAGCCTTATCAACGGCTTGCAGCGTGCCGGTCACAGCAACAGTCTTCTGGCTGATCTGGGTGCGGTTGCCAACACGAGTCGTCGGGCTGAGAGTCGCGCTAGAAGCGTCAGCACCTTCAACTGCGGCGTTAGCAGCAGCGGCGGCCAGGGAGTCGGTCTGCCACTCGTGGTAGACAGCCGTAGCCTTGTTCTTGCCCACAGAGGACATGAAAGGCGTGTCGGTGGGAGCGATGTTATAGATGATATCGCTCAGGTCTTCCCGCATACCAATAGCGG